CAATATGGCACAGTTAAACCTGTCAAAGATGATCCAAGTAGAGTCGCAATCAACTTGAAACGTAAAGCCGTACGTAAAGATGGCTCTGCTAATGACCCTGTAGTCCTTGTTGATGGAAAGAAACAACCTATTGCACCTACCATTAAGATTGGTAATGGCTCAGTAGGTAACGTCAAAGTATATCGAAGAGAGTATGATGTTGCAGGTAGACAAGGTATCTCTACGATCCTTACAGCAATTCAGATCACAAACCTAATTGAATATACAGGTTCGGTGGACTTCGATGTTGAAGGTGCTGAGGCTGACGACTCAGAATTTTAAAAGGAACTAGTTTACTTCCTTAATATGTAAACTAATTACCCAAAGGGATAAGAATAGCTAAGGATTAAAATGTTTATTCTTATTTCCGTGTTGTTTATTTCGTTGCTTGCACTAGATATGCGTGATAAGTGTGAGTAAAACGCAATAGATTACATTCTAAGGGACTCTACCTGGCTTCTTGTAGGCTAGGTAGGGTTTCTTTTTTTAACGTCTAACGTGAAACCAGGGGCTTCTCTGTTCCTTCTAGGCAATTAGGTACCTTATAGGGAACTACCTAGAACGGAGGTAAAAGTGGAAGACACCCAAAAAACTTATACGCAAGAAGATGTTAAAGATGGTAAGAAAAAGATACACCCTAACTCACTAGCTAATCTTAAACCAAGGCATGATAAAGAACACATGCAAATGATGGCAGAGAAAGCAACTGAAGCTAGGCTAAAGAACGAAGCAATGAAAGAACAGATGGGTGATGTACTTAAACTTGTCAACAATCTTTCAGACAGTCTTATGGATTCAATACCCAAAGGACTTACTGTAATGAAACTCGCAATGCTTAAGGCTATCTCGAGTGATGATATGGTAGAAGCCGCAAGGCTTGCTTCAATTGTAGCAGAGTACGAACAACCTAAGCTACAACGTACAGAAAATATTAATACTAACTTTGATTATACTGATTTAACAGATGAAGAGTTAGCAGAAGAGATGCAACGACTATCTCAATAGGGGCTTTTATGCCCCTTATTTTATTGCTACACCGACAATGTAGTTACATGCTTTTTTAAGCAACCGACAATGGAGGACATGCAAATGTCATCGTATATTATACGAGTAAAAGATACAGAAGATAACTCAAATGTTAAAGTAAGCTTTGAGTCTGAAGGAATTGATATAGTAGATGAAGAAAGTAAAGCCTTTGAATTATGCGCATACATATTAGATTGCGTACAAGATATTGGGGGTGAAGAGACAGGCCCAGAAACTGATGGAGAAGAACCTGATGCCACAGTCCACTGATATTACATTAGAAGAAAGAGGTAATAGGTACGGAACCTTTGAGTCCCAGGGTAAAATCTCTCAGTCTTTTAAAGAGACAATGAGAAACACCGACAACTGGGACAGGCTTACATGCTCTCAAAAAGAATCTCTTGAAATGGTAGTGCATAAGATTGCAAGGATACTTAACGGTGATCCTAACTATGCAGATAGTTGGCATGACATTGCAGGATATGCAACACTAATTGATCAGGAACTTACAGGAGAATAGTATGTCAGGTAAAGGATCAAGACCTCGACCTATCCCAAATCAAACTGGTTTCGAAGACAATTGGGATAAGATATTTGGAAACAAAGAGAAAGAAACTAAGAGCCCTTCGGGCTCCTCAAAAGATAAAACAAAAGGTAAATAATTATGTTTGAAGTTTTAGTAGTAGTATCATTAGCTATCGTAATAACCTATGTACTAAGTGAAAGCTTAAGTAAAACCCAGAAGAAATTCTTAAAAGGAAAGATTGGATATGAAAAAGTGGTGGCGTATCTGGGCAAAAAGCTTGGGCGAAAAGGTGGGCGAAAGTAAGAACCAAGCAGATGCTGTGGCAGTCATCAGGACTTTCTGGTGGCTTGTCCATATCGTAACTTGCTTTATGATTATAATCAACAGTGCAACTCAGCTAGGTTGGATATGAAAAATATAAAGATAATTAGTTGTAACGACAGTAGTAAATGGTATGCATCCCTTGTGGGCCAAGTAATACCATTGCTAGAAGAAGAAGAACAAGAGTATAAATCACGGGAGCCCTCTGGGTTTATTAACTTTGTATCTAAAGTAGATGCAGAGCTTACAGAAGAGGTCTCTATTTATGCAATATAAAATATGTAATAAGTGTGGAGTAAAAAAGTCAGAAGAAGATTTCCCTATGGAAAGTGGTAGGGCATATCGTAAGACTACCTGTAGACTTTGTATAAGATCCGTTGCAAAGGTACGTAAGGAACTTAGGGATACAGTTGAACCACCTCCAGAAGATTACCAATGCCCTATCTGTTTACGTAATGCAGAGGAAGCAAAGGGTTGTGGTGGTAAGAATAAATCACCATGGGCATTAGATCATGACCACCTAACCAGTAAGTTTAGGGGATGGATATGCCACTCGTGTAACAGAACACTAGGCGGACTGAAGGATGACTTCGGTGCATTGACTCGTATAAGAAATTATTTAAAGAAAGGTAGAGAATGAACACATCAAATAAAATACTATCAGACATAACAGTATTCAGTAAGTACGCTAAATATATACCAGACCTTGAGCGTAGGGAAACTTGGTATGAACTGGTAACTAGAAATAAAGAGATGCACCAACGTAAGTACCCTAAGATGCGTAAGGAAATCGAGAAGGCGTACAAGCTTGTGTATAGTAAGAAAGTACTGCCATCAATGCGATCACTACAGTTTGGTGGTGCACCAATTGAGTTAGCACCTAATCGAATCTACAACTGTGCATACCTACCTATAGAAAGCCCTGAAGCTTTCGCTGAGTCTATGTTCCTGCTACTAGGTGGTACTGGTGTAGGTTACTCAGTTCAACGTCACCATGTACGTAAGCTACCAGAAGTTGCAGGGCCTAAGGCACGTAAGCGTAGGTTCCTAGTATCTGATAACATCGAAGGGTGGGCAGATGCAGTGAAGGTTCTATGTGAATCTTACTTTAATAACATGATGGATGTTGAGTTTGACTATCGTGATATTAGACCTAAGGGTGCAATGCTTATTACTACTGGTGGTAAAGCTCCAGGCCCTCAGCCCCTCAAGGATTGTATTCACAACATGAGAGCTATCTTTGACCAAGCTATCGGTCGTCAACTAACAACGTTAGAAGTGCATGATATGATGTGCTACATTGCTGACGCTGTATTGACTGGTGGTATTCGTAGGGCTGCTATGATCTCGTTGTTCTCTATGGATGACAATGATATGTTAGCCTGTAAGGCTGGTAATTGGTGGGAAGAGAACCCACAACGTGCACGATCAAACAACTCAGCTGTTATGCTGCGCCATAAGATTACAAAGGAAGCCTTTGATAAACTATGGGAACGTGTAGAGTTGTCTGGTTCTGGTGAGCCAGGGTTATACTTTACCAATGACAAAGACTGGGGTACTAACCCATGTTGTGAGATTGGTTTACGACCTTACCAGATGTGTAACCTAACAGAGCTTAATGCTTCTAACGTTGAATCTCAAAAGGATCTAAACGAAAGAGCAAGAGCAGCATCTTTAATTGGTACACTACAAGCAGGGTACACTGACTTCCATTACCTAAGACCTGAGTGGCAAGAGACTTGTCAACGTGATGCACTTATTGGTGTAGGTCAAACTGGTATTGGTTCAGGGACTGTGTTAGAATATGATCTGGAGGAAGCAGCAAATGAAGTTAAGAAAGAAAATGAAAGAGTGGCAAAGCTACTGGGTATCAATCCTGCGGCAAGATGTACGACAGTTAAGCCTTCTGGTACAAGTTCTTGCGTCCTTGGTAGTAGTTCTGGTATCCACGCTTGGCATAACGATTATTATATTCGTCGCCAACGTGTTGGAAAGAATGAAGCCTTATATGGTTACTTCTCTGAGCACCATCCAGAGCTGGTTGAAGATGAGTATTTCAACCCTGAAGAGCAAGCTGTAATTGAAATCCCTCAAGCTGCACCTGAAGGTTCTATTCTAAGAACTGAAAGTCCACTTAATCTACTCGAGCGTGTACGTAAGTACAATGTAGAATGGGTAGGTGTTGGTCACCGTGAAGGGCAGAACTCACATAACGTATCATGTACTATCTCTCTTAAAGAAGATGAGTGGGAACTGGTAGGTGAGTGGATGTGGAAGAATCGTTACACTTACAACGGTATCTCTGTACTCCCTTATAATGGTGGCACATATGTACAAGCACCCTTTGAGGATATCTCAGAAGAACGATATCGTATTATGGAAGGTGCCCTTACAGGTATTGACCTGACCCAAGTTAAAGAAGTAGAAGACAAGACTGACCTCAGTGCTGAGGCAGCTTGTGCAGGCGGGGCCTGTGAAATAACATACTAAAACTAATTGACCTGAACACTGTCCTTAAACTGTTCATAGAGGACTAAACATGAGCAAGTATGTATTTGATATTGAAACAAACGGACTATTCCCTGATAAAATCTGGTGCCTTGTACTTGAGGATACTAAGACAGGTGAGGTCTATTCTTATTCAGACTATGATGATAACCTACCATCTCTTGATGACGGTCTAGCATTCATGTCTAAAGCAACCGTTCTTGCAGGGCATAACGTAATAGCATTTGACTTCCCTATCCTTAAGAACCTTACAGGCTGGGAGCCTAGCCCTACTACTAAGATATGGGACACCTTCTTGATGTCTCAATTATGTAAGTACCAACGTGGTCACCTGCATGGTCTTAAAGGTTGGGGTGATTTCTTTGAGTACCCTAAAGGGGATCATGAAGATTGGACTTGTTACAGCCAAGAGATGCTTACCTATTGTATCCGAGATGTAAATCTAAACACTAAGGTATACCAACGGCTGTCTAAAGAAGCATCTGTAATGATGAAGAGTAACCCTATGTTCCTACAGGCACTTAACCTTGAACATGACTTTGCTAAAGTAAATGCAGAGATCACGCAGAAAGGTTGGGTGTTTGATATGGAGAAAGCTCAGAACTTATACGAGCATATCCTTGAAGAGATGGAAACC